TCAATCGCCCTAGCAGCAGAACGTGCGTCGTTGTCGTTTTCATAAAGCGCATCCTGCACCCACTTAGGCTGCTCTTCAGCCCAATCGTGAAATGCATCGCTATCACGAATATCATCAAAGTCGGGATGCATCTGCATCAATGCCGCTTCTGCTTTTTCTTTAGTAGCAGATACCTGCATATCATCAATTACTTTAAGTCGTTCTTCAAGAGCAGTAGATTGCTCACGTGCCTTCTTCATTGCAATTGTTTCAACTATGGCTGCTACATCAGGATAGTTTTTTGCCCACTGCTCAATGTCTTCATCAGACTTAGGCAGTTTCATTTCTTTTTTAGTAGCAGCAGAAAGTTGTGCTTTTAGTTCTGCAAGTTCTGTTTTAAATTCTTCTGCTTGTTTTTGTTGATGTCGGCGTAAATCAGAGTAACGCTTTTTAAATGTTTTTTCTTCTGCGCCTGTAGGTTCTTCTTCTACAGGTTCAGCAGTTTCTTCTACTTCACCTTTTTGTTCTTTGAGCATCTGCTCAAGTTCTTCTTCTTCCATCTTGCGTTTTTCTTCGTTTGTATACTTACGATTTGCAAACGCTACTTTCTTTGGTGACTGCATTTCTTCAGCCATAATTTCGGCTTCTGCCATTTTACTTCTCCGTTGTTGGGGCCACCGTAGCCATGCACCTGTCGAGGGAGATGGGGGATGAGTAGCCAACATATGTGCGGACTATTTTTTAGAAGCTAGTCCACCTTGCTTCATCTTTTTGGCTTTGGGTTTCTTGCGGGTTACAAGCATACCTTTGTTGCCAAATCTTCCTCTGTCACTAAAGGCACCACCACTTCCTACTCTCTCTTCAGGTGGTGCGGACTGACTTCCTCCATATCCACTGCCACTGCCTGTGCCACCAGAGGAAGAACCGCTACTGCTTGAGGAACTTGAATCAAAGGAAGAACTACCACCCCCATAACTGCCACCGCCAGCTTCTTGTTCGTAACCAGATTGAACATATTCAGTCGTTTCCCGAACAGATTCAGGATCGTATGTGTAGCCGGTGCCAAATGGGCCACTGCCGTCTGGATCGTCGGATGACGGTTGTACTTTTGTGCGTTTACGTTCTTCTTCATCTTCTTTAAGTTTAGCAAGTATATCAAATTCTGCTTGCGCTTTAGCTTTTGCGTCTGCAATAGCTTTTGCCCTGTTACGCAGTTCATTCATTTTTTTCTGGGCTTCTACTGAGTTAGCACCCGAATCATCAATAACATCCTTCAATTCATTGTAGGCGTCACCTCTAACAGAAAACTCATCATCATCACGTTTAATATTTACCGTTACGTCCGTAGCATACTTATCTGGAATTTTACCACTAAATGCTAAACCAGCAAGAAGACCTTTGCCCTCAAGCAAGCCAACGCCGTCAAAAGAAACGCCATATACTTTTCCTCTTACACCAAGCCTACCTCCACCAGTTCCAAACATTTTTTCTTCTTCTGCACGACGACGTTCATCTGCGTCACTTGTATCCGGTTCACGAACCTGCGTAGTTTCCGTTGTTGTAGGCGTAGTTGTTACATCTTCTGTAGCTGTAGCTTCTGGGTCAACATAGGTGTATCCTTCTGGGATAGGGCTGATAGGCTGTCCATCCTTAAACGGCACTTGAATTGTTTGACCTGCTTCATTCTTATACTCACGTAATTCATCATACTCACCAAAGCCGCCACCTACGAACTGTTGGAATGAAGGAACTTCAGCAGGTGTGTATTGCTGCATTGTCGGGACAGGAGCAGCGGCAGGTGCCATAGTAGGCTGCTGTACAAACTGTTGAGATGCGGCTTGAACAGGCTGCTGCTGAGTAAATCCAGTCGTAGGCTGCTGTGCTGGTGTGTAACCTGCAATACCAAACTGCTGTTGTTGTGGTGCAGCAGGAACAAAACCGCCTACATTATACTCTGGTTCATCTTCTGTGTCAAGGTCATTTATATCAAATGGAATGTCGTCAGGAATAGTAGCCTCATCGCTGTTGCCCATCTGACCCATCTCTTCCATCATCTTCAAGCCCATCTTAGCTTCCTGACGAATACGCATCAAGTTGCCTAGACCAATGTAACGTACTACGTCAGCGGGAAATACAAACTCTCCCTCACTCAGTTGTGCAGGGATGTCGTCACGAACTTCTTCTTGCGTAGAGCCGGGTGGTACATCATTGCCGGACACAGGGTCTACTGTGCCGCCTTCATCCATAAGACCACCGTCTTCAAACATTTCCATTTGTCTTTCCATAGCCATACCGCCCTCGTTAAAAGTTCTAATTTTGCCGTCCTCTGTTCTGACTGCGCCTTTATAGGTAACTTTGCCGTCTTTAACAACCTTTGTACCGCCAACCAATTCTTTCATTTCTGAAAGTGTAGGCTTCTTGACTCCTTTTGCCAACACTAGTGGACCAACTTGAATTACTTCGTCAGCCTTGGTGACAGGATTTCCTGTCGCCTTGTCATAAAAGTAGCTATGCCTAAATGGGTTCATGCCTACCTGAGTCCACTCAGGATCGTCAATTAATCGTTTGGCAGCTTCAAACACATTTTCTGGTTCTGCATTTTGATAATCGCCGTGAATACGTGCGATAGTGGTTTTGTCTTTCCCTTTAGCAATGCCCACACCACCTTTTGCAGAACTAATAAATTCGGCGTTTTTCAACACTGCAGTTTGTCCATAGCCTATAGCCTTGCCATTACGCACCGTGCCATCATGCAATGAGACAATCCACTTATCATAATTATCATAAGAAGGTATATCTAGTCGTGAACCAACACGTGTACCATCAGGAATGCTTTTATTTAGTCCAATAATACCCGTATCAACTTTTCTAGGGTCTGTAGCTTTTAAGGCACCTACAATTTCTGTCTTAGTAGGCATGTCGGGAAAGTTTTCTTTTGTGATAGGTTGTATAGGCTGATTAGCTGTAACTGTACGTCTGTATTCTTTAGAAGTAATTTTCCCTGCACTCAGATCAATTGCAGCTTGCTGCACTTTGGGAACTCGTTTCTGCCTCTGACTTTCTTCAAGTTTGTTTTCTTTTTTCCATATGTTAAACATGGGTTCATCAGTCATCAGCTTCTTAGCAGATTCATTATCTTGCTTACGAAACTTTTTTGCGGCAGCGCGAAGAGGTTTATTAAGAATATCACCCGCTGGTAGAAAGCCTACACCCAGTGCAGCAGTTCCTATGCCAGCACTGAGATAGTCACCAGCAGATACATCCTCTGCAACTTCTTTTGCAACGATTGCTTCACCAACACCCGGAATGTTTTCAATAGCAGTTTTACCCGCACTACTTAGACCAGACATTTGATCTGCAAGCATTTCTTCCTTAGCACGAGTATCAACACCAGTGTCAATATCCTGCGCTTCTTGCATCGCTTGCATTTGTGCTTCAGTCGCTGCCAACTACTTCATCCCTCAATGTTTTAAGTTTACGCAATGTTGCAATCGCGCCTTGCGACCTATACATCATCACATTATCGTCAGCTTGTTCCAGTGCCTTCTGCTGCATTTCTATTACAGCATCAATATAATCACTGAATCCCTGCCATTGGCGGTTGTTGCCCACCCACGGCTTGAGTTTGCTCAATATTTGTTTGTCCATTTGCACTAAATCCTTGTTCGCCCGGTACCGGTGCTTGTCCTACACCGATGTTACCGCCACCTGCACCAGAAGTATCCATAGCATTTGCCCCCGGAGGAGGAGGTGTACCCTCTTGTCCTTCAGGTGCAGGTGCTTGGAAGCCTTTCATAATTTCCGCTTGCAGGGCGGCTTCGTCCATGTTGTTGGTTACTTTGTCGGGGTCTAAGTCCATCGACTTCGCAATTTCACGAATGATATATTGGAACTTAGCAAAGGGTGCCAATGCTGGGTTACTTGCAACTTGCAAGAATTGCATGAGGCGTTGGCTGCGCACCTCATTAGCCATAAGACTTTCTGTGCCACGTGCTTTGACTTCAAGGTCGCCCTTGATATCTGGGTCAAAGTCAAACTGCATGTTGAAGCGGAAGAAACCTTCACCCAACGGACGCAGCAGATAGTCGTCTACATTTTTAATAACTGTTTTTGTGCCACCTGCAGCAGCACCCATCAGCATAGAGATGCCGGATGCAGTACGGCCTACGCCACTAACACCAGTCTGGCCATGTGCAAAGGACGGGAAGCCCGTGCTTTCATCTGCCAGTACACGTGCCTTGTCAAATAGCATCATGTTCTCAGAGGACACATTCGGGAACTTCGTGCCAAAGATAGCCTGACCCGGTGCGCCACCCTGACGGCGGAATACCTTGCCCGGATACAGTGACAGGTCTTGTCCCGGCACGAGATTGGTTTCGTCTACTTCTACAATCAAGTTGCCTGACAGGACAGCGTTGTCTACAGCCATACGCATGAAGCCGTTCATCAGCGTCTGCGTGTCGTCCATGTTTTCCGCGATACCCACACCGAAGAAGCTGTAAGGGTTTAGTTCATACGGCGCAGCGTGGTATGGAATCTTGGCTGGCTTGAATGGGTTTAGAACCATGCGAAGCAGTTGATTGTTACATACCCAAACATTTGCTTGCAGTTCATCAAAATCTTGCAATTCTTTCGGTACTTCTACGCCTTGCTCTTCAAGCATGTCGGTATCGACCATACCCCAATACTCAAGAACCTCAAAGCGTTCAATGCCGTGTTCTGGAGCATAGTCAGAAAGATCATCTTCCCAATACTTCTTGTTGTAGTTCTCACCCATACGAATAGCTTCGTCAATAACTTGACTACGAAAGTAAGGACGTTTCTTCAGATTGCGCAACTGTGAACGTGACATCTTATGCCGTTCAATGACATATTGTGACTCGTCCATGTTATTTGCGTCAGGGTCTGGGTAAAAGTTCCAAACAGACACATGCTCAACTTGCGGCACAGTTTTGAACACAGGATCGTAATCGCCGTCTTCATTCCAGTTAGGATACTCCTTATCAGAAGCAAATGGACCTTTCATTACTCCTGTGCCAAACAGTGCCATTTCAAAAGCAGAGTTACGCAAATGCTTTGTAGCACCCGACTCCTCTAGCTGGTCATGAATTTTTTTCTGCATCCTTTTGGCGGCGACCATAGCAGGACTAAAGGTAATTGCCGATGGGGTTTTACCCGGACCTTCCTTGAGTTTATCCTCAATAGGCTCCAGCTTATTAGACATGCTGCCTAGCTTATCCAGCAACGATTGAGCAGTAGCACCCGGCGGCAGATCATTGCCGTCTCCTGCAAAGCCGTATGGACTAGACAATGCAGTTTCCCCACGAAGCTGTTCTGGCTCCTGTGGGTCAAAGTGTACGTCTGCTACGACGCCTTCTGGAAGTTCCGTAGGTTCAATAGAAAGGGGGAAACGGTGATTAGCAAAGAGAACATCAACAATCTGACCATAAGCTGCCAGTGTCTTAGTTTTTGTGACCTTGATAAAGACGCGAGACTTTTCTGCTTCGGTAAACTGCACATCTGGACCGTACAGTCCACGGTAGTTACGATACGCGCGGAGCCAGCGTTCTTCATCCTGATACCGATAATCTTCTGACCGTTGAAAGCGTTCCATAATAAATGGAATAATTTTAGATACGTCAGCATCTTCTACTGTGGTATCATCCGTGTCTTCCAATGCAATAGCATCGTCTTCAATCATAATTTCATCTTCGGCCATGTGTTTTTCCTTTAGTATCCAAATGTGGAGTCAGCTACCGGCATACCTGTTGATGGTCGCCCGTGCGGGTCGTAGTCGAAAATAGAGAACCGGGGTCTGGACATAATCCCATACCGTAGCGCGTCGTAAAGGTGGTCTTCAGACTTTGTATCAACGTCTTCTGGATTTTTCTTGTCCAAAGGGATGGACGGTATTTGACTGATGACATTTGTACAGCTATCAAAAAATACAAGTCTAGGCTCCTCTGTAAACTCATCTATCTGTAAGCGCCGGTGTATCTCGTTCTTACCAGCTACACGACTACCCCGACTTCTGTCGGATGGACGCCATCGACATCCCTTACTAATCATTTGCTCCGCAAGAGAAGGACCAGTATCGCCACGCTTGTGCCAAAGACTGCTATCCAAAACACCATACTTAATGTTGCCATCTTCGGCTTCCAAATCCAAAATTATTTCGGCCAAGTCTGTTGCCAAAACCTTACTGACGTACAGTTCTCTGTATACGATAAGCTGCTCGTCAGGTGCAACTGCAAACCAAATAACGCCAGAATAACTGCCGTAACCATAGTCACATGCACGAAACTTGACCCAGTTATTAGGGATATGATAAGGCTCAACAACATGCACGTCACGATTAAATTCCGTAAATGCCGCACCTTCTTTGATGTCCCAATCGCCTTCAAGAAGCTGCCTACGCTGTTGTTCAGGAAGCGAAAGGAGCATGGCTTCATAGTCGCCTGCTGCAGATAGGTACGGGTTATCAGAAAGTCTTGCTGGGATAAAGCGTCTCTTAAATAGAGATTTTCCTGCCTTGCTATGTCCAGCGGGGTACTTAAGTACCTCTCCTGTTTCAATGTCTGTTGCATCAAATTGCCTATTATATGGGGCGGGGTCAATAAACATTTTCTTAACCCACTGGTGTCCTCGCCCACCGGGGTTAGTCGTAGCCCTCATAAAGATAGGCAAGTCAGGTGCAGTGGACCGTAGACGACTTCGCATATAGTTCCATGCGTATGGTGTGGCCCATTGTGTCAGTTCGTCAAAGCCTATCCAGCTAAACGCCAGACCCTGATAACGCAAGACATCATCATCCTTATCCAGATATGACATCCACAATCTTGCACCAGATGGCGCAGTCCACTGCATCTTTCTCTCTGACCACTTGATACCGGGCCAAATTTTCGGATACAACTCCTGTGACTTGAAAATAAGTTCACGAAGTTCTTCCGTCGTGTGTCTGAGCAAGAGTCCACTAAACTGCGAATGCCCCATGTAACGCAGTGGGTCAGCAAGCATTGCGTATGACTTGCCGCCCCCTGCACTGCCGCCGTATAGAACTTCACGTTCAGATGCGGCAAGAAACTCTGTCTGTGGGCCGGGGTTGGGCTTAAACAGTACGTTAGCGTGTTCTTCAATGCTAGATGATTCGTACTCAACCTCTTCAATTTCAACCGTTGGCTTTTGCTCCGGTTCTTGCTTCTTCGATTTCTTTCGCTTTGGCGATTGCCGTTTCCGCATACTCTGCCCACTTGCGGAGGCTTTTAGCTTGGTTCTTACGCTGTCGTTCATTCGCTAACCGTTTCCTCAATCCTACATGCGAGATATATCTGCCGCTGTTTGCTGTCAGCCAGTTAGCTACCTCGCGGTATGAATACTGATTGACGTACTTACGTGCTTTCTCTAACAGGTCCAGTTCTACTGGAATAGGGTCAAGAATATCGGGGTCTTCTTCACTCTGTTTGTAGCCAAAGGGTACTGTACGTGCAATACGTGGTATTGGTACCCATTCGTTTTCTTCTTTAATGTCGGTTGGTTGTGGTAGCTTCCACTTACCTATGCTTCTACTCATCGTCCTCAACGGGTGCCTTTGGTGGCATGAGCATTACACCGCCGCTTGCCTCCACCTGCATCTTCTCAGTCTTCACAAGACCTACACGGTCAAGCAGTTCTTTGGCAGCGGACATCTTGTCACGAATGCCAAGTTCAGTTGGGTCATACAGCGCACCTGTCATAGCCATTGCAGCCTTTGGTGCATTACGTGCCATGTACATCTGAGTGGCCTCAAGGATTTCTTCTTTCAAGCCTTTGACAATCTCGCCAGTAGAACTCGTGTCTGCGTAGCCAGCCATCTTCTTGGCCATGACCATATCGCCACCGGCTTCATCAAAAAGCACAGCAAGAAACTTCTGTTGTTTTTCTGTTAACTGTCTAGCCATTAAAACTCACCATTGTGCATTGCATTAGAAAGTTTAACTGAACGTGATTTTACCTGAATTGCCCACCTGCTGTCAAGCATTTCTTTTGCTGCTACGTCAAATTTATTTTCGTGGATAGCATTCCACATTTTCTTAAACTTACAAAGACGGGGTACGCCCATGTTAAATGCCATATCCACAAGTACAAGTTGACGTACAGCGTCCAAATCCTCTACGCAAGGATGCGCACGGAGGAGTTCTTCTTCGACTATCTGTACGTCATTCTGTGCAAGGTACATAGCATCAGCTTCACGAATACCATGCTCATAGACGGCATCCATGTTAGGCATGTCCATCCAGTCAAGTTCTTCCTTAGTGATGCCACGGTCCTCTAGGTTGCGACCAATA